GAAGGAGCAGCAACTCGAACAACGACATTATTTTTACGAGGCATAGTAGTGGATTGAAGAATTTCGAAAGAGTTTTGGGAGATTTCTAAGATTTTAACAATTTTGTTATACAATTTTAAAAGGGTACTAACTCGTGTTTCACATTGCAATAACCCTTCCCTAGCAGTGTATAACGCTTCTATAGCATCGTCTACTTTAAAGACACCTGCTATTTCTTCCATAGTAATTCCATTGATCTCTCCAAACAATTCATCGCGGTGGTATTGCAATACATAGTCTATGTACTGCATAATATGAACTCGACACTTCATGTTCGTCCAGCTTTCGATACGCAGCGCAAAAGCGCGTAACAAATGCCATCGTATGTCATCGTTTGATGAAGCCCATAAGAGGGAATTCATGACCTTGTCATATTCCATCATAGGCAGCCAGCAAAATTTATGCCAGACAAAAGAGTGTGACAGAAAAGACACATCCCTGATCCTTCTGGGTTCCCAGACATCAGTCTTAGTAGTGACTCCAATGGCTGTCCACTCTCGCGCTATTGTGCGCGCATTGAACCATGGCAACACGGCGTGGGACACAGTGAAGGTGTTGTCATCACCATTCAATGCTGCCTCCACGTTTGCCATGAACGAAGAATACGACACTATAAAAGGATCCAGTCCTTCGCATCGTTTCTCTATAGGGCCATTCGCTATTTCGCGCGCCCTGTCCTCTTCGGCTTGCAATTTCTTGGATGCCATTAACCAGGCATACGCAAGAAGTCGAAATAAAATCATGGTGTTGTCCACGATAGTGTTAACACTGCCTGAAGGGTTACCGGTGTGCTTTCGAATGAGTTCTCCATTCTCGAGCACAATCACGGAGTGTACAATGTCCTCATAAAGCAAGTTGAATCGCAGTTGATTCTCCGAGGTTTTATCTTCCTCTCGAAGCATTTCCCAGCGAATATCTCCTTGTTCTATTAAGGCTCTCGCAAATAAAGACGAATCATATTGACTCTCATCCAACTCAAAGGCATGAGGATGCCTACTGAGCCGGGTATACAACTTATCAAAGCCACATGCGTATTTCGAAGAACCTACAAAACTCCATGTACTATTGTGGGCGGCATAAAACTTATTGTTCATGTCCAAGCACAACCTATTCAAAGCTACTGCATGTTCGAT